GTTTCAAACCACGAGAAACCATAAGTCAAAGAAGACAGTGCCTCTGCAATATGATCATCAAGGCTGTGGTCCATATCATCTAGGACTGTCTTGATAAAATCAGCAGCATCTTGTGCTTCTTTTGTGGCGTCCTTGGGGACAACTTTGATTTCTACGTCCCGGAGGGTTTGTTCAACTGCGTACATAACAGCACCAATAGTGGCATTATTATCACGCATTTCACGATATTTCTGGATTGCCCTATTGCCACGAAGATCAGTCAGAAATTCATCAGCGTAAGGCAACCCAGAGTAAGTATTTTGACCCGAGACACCAAGATCTACTTTACTGGCCGATTCTGAAAGTTTGTTCATTTTAGTACCTTATTGCCAGTAGAATATAAAACTTAGTATTAGGAGAATACTGCTCGAGAAGCAGTTCTTGTCCAGTCAGCATTCAAAACTGTTTCAGGGTCACGACCAGACCGTACAAGATTTTCAACCCAACCACGATAAAGACGCCATTTTTGATATGTAGTGGAGCCGGAAATAGTGTTGTGGGCAAATCCTTGACCAATACCAAACTTCCCAACTGTAGCCGAGAAGTCAGCAGAGTTTGCAGACCCAACAGAAGTACTAGATTTAGTTGTATTGTTGGCAGTTTTAAGTCGCATAGCATACTCTGTGCCATTCCTCCAAATGGCAATCTGAGCAACTTGGCCATAGTCTGATGTGGGAACTGTAATTGACAGTTGAGCTACAGCACCAACAGAAGTTTGACGCCTAGCAGACAGAACACCACCTGTTTGTTGTGCCATCATACATAGAGAAGCAGAAGAGCTATAGTCCCCACTCCCTGTACCCCAAGTAAAGAAGGGAGCAACACTACCTGTAGCATTCCAATCAGCTTGAGAGGGGAGTTTGACATAGGTGGCAGCAAGGAAATATTGGTTGCCAGAAGTCTGATTATAAATATCAGAAGCGACGTTAGCAGGTACAGCCAAATATGAAAGAGATGCTGTAATAGCTGAAAAATCAAATCCATTGCCCGCAGAAGAAATAGTTTGACCACTGGCCAAAACAACGCTTCCAGAGGCAATTTCAGCAACATCTTTCACAAGGGCAGAGTTAGCAGGTGCACCACCAACATAGCACCACGGGAAAGCCAAATCAAAGGCAAATCGAACGCCACTGTTGTCACCATCCAGCAAAGGATCACGACGCAGGGTGGATAGGCCAGAGGCAGACGCAGTAGTAGGGATTTGCAGCACAAGGGCCATAACAAACAACTCTCTTAGTAAGGAATAATAAGATTTAGTACAGCAGCAGCCATAACACGACCACCTGTAGCGGGTTCAGGGTGGATGCCATCCGAATTAAACAGGGGGCGACCAGATGTAGAAGCATAGTCGGCTGGAACAAGACCAAAATTTCTTTGTAGGTCTAGGAAAGCTGTGCCTAATGAGGCGGCAACCTCCCTACCAGCAAGAGAATACTCTGACATTGCGGGAGACAGGCCACGTTGATTTTCAGGGGGCATCATTACAGTGACATCAGGGAAAGAAACCGCTGCCCTAAACCGAGTAATCATTGTGGTTAGGTAAGTGGACCAAGTTCCAGTAGCCACAGCAGCAGTTTGGGAGTTTGTACCATCCATGATAGAAAAAGAATCAATGGCCAAAAGTGCCCAACCTGCTTGTTGTTGTGCCGCTGTACGACCTGCCCAAGAACTGATTTGTGATCCTGTACCACCAAGTTTATGCACACGAACACCCGATGCAGAGGACAGCGCATTATCCCCACACAACCAAACAGTGCCAGAAACAGTTTCAATATCGACTGTAGCAGCACCAGACAAGGCAACATCAAAATATTGGATTGCACCAACCGTACCTTGTGTATTAACAGAAGTCCAAGACCCTGAATTAACACGATACCTGACTACACCGTTAGATGTACCAATAAAAATCACTCGCAAGGCAGTATGAGCGGGGCTCGCAGGGACTGTCCGAGTGATCCTGTCCCCTGCGGTTGTGGAGACAATATGACTAAGGTCTGGGCTGTCAGAAGCATTATATGTGGCTGTCCACTGACCTACATAGGTAAGACCGTAGATAGATGGACGGGCATTACCATTAATCAAAGCAGGTTGATTGCCCCCAGCAGCATAAGGACGTGTGCCCGCTGTAGCGAATCCGTACCCAGTCCATCCACCACCACCATCACCATATTTTGCAACTAGCAAATCCGTGACAGGACCAGTATAACGAGACGCATTGTGAGTATAGCTATCACCAACAAATGCAATGTTAACTTGTGCTGATTCGCCATAGGCAAGTTTAGTCAACAAATAATGCTGTGCACGTAGGGTCTCTTCCCCAAAAGATGGGACCAATGGTGTACCATATGCTGTAAGGGATTGTGAAATCCTAGCAGTCAAAGAGGTACGAGAACCCCTTGCAGCAATGACTTCACCCGATACATCTGAAACACTAGATGATGTATTGTTCAGAATGACTTTTCCAACAGCATCCAAAATAATAAATTCACTGTCAGAAGACCCTACCCGATCATATCGAATTACGCTTCCACCACTGCCTTCATTAAAGGATGCCCAAAGGACTTTTCCAGCCACATCAGTCATAAACAACTGATCATTACCAGAGCCTACCCTATCATAAAGGGTGGCAGTAATCCCCTCTATAGTCCGAATGGATTTTAGAAGAATGTCCCAATCAGCACCAAGGCCGACAGAACCAAAAGTTTGACCCGCTTGGTCAATAAGGTACAAAAGTGCATCTGGACGCAAATAATCAGGTGTCAGTACATTATCAATGCGAGCAACTGTTGGGTATTGTGCCAAAAGTGTATAAGTAGTAGAAGTATCCCTACGATACCTAGAAACATATTCTGCATCAGGGATTGCCACCATAAACTGCGCGCCGTCAGCAGTAGCAGATAGACCTTCACTGATAGACGTATAGACGTTTGCACCCACTTGTGCCGCATCTCTAGCAGCTTCGGCGTTAAGTTGAGCAAGACTTGCGGCTGCGGCAGAGGTTGCACTAGCAGTGGCACTAAGGGCAGAATCAGTTGCACTATTTTCAGCAGCCTCAACAGCAGCAGTCAATGACCCCAAGCCACCAACAACTGCAAGAGTTTCGTCTAGGAGTGCTTCACCAACAGCTTGATCATAAGCACCAACATTGACAACAATTTGGTTATCAGTAGTTTCTATCGTAAGAGTCATGTTGTAATATCCAATAGAACCACAATTTCAAAAGTCTCTGTTGATACAACAACACTATCTTTAGAGAACTGTACATCACAGAACATACGACCATATTGACCGGATGTCACTGGCCACAAAGCAGTGTCTGTTGCTGTTGCAGACAAAATGAAAATACCTGATGCAGGGGAAGTAATATCTGTTGTCAGGGTATCTTCAAAGAGAGTCCCAGCAACAACTTTCACTTTTGAAGTAATTGTATAGTTCGTCAAATCAACAACCAATCCATTAGGATCAGTCCAAGTGCAGGTAAGAAGTAGGGTATCACCTTGCTTATGTTTAATCTGTTTCATGGTGGTACCCTTAATGACTTACAATCATTCCGTAGAAGATTGTGGGGATGTGTCTTGATTAAGATTCGTATCAATGAAATCTGCGAGATAGGCAATAGAGATAATATCTATCAATATGCTTCCGTTTTTCCATTTAGCCAAACTTCGGTATTGGCGATCTGCGATGTCGTTAGGTTCGGTCCATACCGGACAATAAGTCCATACAAGTTTCCGTTGAAGGGCAGCGTCGTGCCACCCCGGCGTCCAATGTAGATCGGGTAATTCCCATAGGCTCCAGTTCCTTGGGTTGTGGACGAGGTGGCGACCTGAACGCCATTGATGCGGAGGTATGCGACGGGGGCGGCAATATCACCGATACCAGTTAGAACTTTGGTGACTGGTGCCGGGTATCCAGATGGCAACATAGCAACAAAGCTTGTTCCGCCAGAATACCAACCAAACGTATTAGATGCCGCTGCCGGAGCGCGCAACATGAAAAAGTTGGTAGTCGCAGCACCGTTTATGTCAGCAACAGTCCCGGTTGCCGCATCACTCAACTTACGAATTCCAGCAAATACTTGTACCTTATCCGATCCCGGCGTGATTGTGGGTGTGACCATGAAATCATCAATGCCGTCGAAGACGAGGTAGGATTTGCCACCAGAAGTTTGATAGATCGGACGAGACCCAGCAGTGGACTGAGTAGCATGATTTCCGCGCCCAGACTTATCCAACATCTTTCCTACGGGCTGGCCAGCAGCCGTAACAGGTGTGGTGCCTGCACTGTCCTGAAACAGTGTAGTCAGATCGGAGGGATCATACCATGCACCGGGCTCAGAAGATGCAAAAAGATTGCTTGGGGAATAAATAGGGTTATTAAGTTGCCCCCTGAGGGAAAGTCCAAAAGAAACTGAGGGCATATTAATAACCTTTAGATAACAAGAGAGAAAATACCTGTAGCAGTGGTACTTGTAGATTTAATCCGAGTTACATTGGTACAAGGAACCATATAGTTGGATGGGAAGGTTACTGTACGGTCTGTACCATCAACAGTAAATACCACAACACCACCAACAGTGACATAAAAACCAACAACTTGATTGCTAGAGGAAGCACCCATATTATCAGTAGAATCACTTACTGTAACTGGAATCCAATCACGAACAAGTCCAGATGAAAGATCAACAGCTTTAGTACCCATTTTTAGTAATCCTTTGCAAGAAGTCCCTTTGCATCTGCATAGGACAAAGTAAGATTAGGTTTTGCTACACCTTTAAGGGCCAAATCTGTAATCGCCCATACCATAGCATCAAGTCTATCAGGGGAACCAATAGAGCCTAGTGGTTCCCATTGAACGAGTTGGTCCTCAAGTTGATCAAGGCCCTTAACGTGCTTTACCTTATTTCTCTCATAAAGTGCAGAGACGGGCTCAGCACGAGCATATTTGCCACGAGAAGCATGGACAAGTCTGATCGGGATGGTATCATTGACTGTTTGGAGAGTATGACGAACCATTTCTCCACCCTGATTGCGTTCAGCCACAATTCGGTCTGCTGAATACTTATCATAAAGTTCAACAGCCTTTGTGGCCCAACCTTCAGGAGTAAATCTGTCTGTGGCGTCTTCTAGGACTGTGCAAGTCCCATTAACATCAATACCTGCCACAATGATACCAGTCATATCCGACTCGGCATTAGACGTGACCGCAGGGTCAACAGCCACAACAACTCGACTTAGGGATTTAGCATACTCTACAGGGTCATTGACATCTAGTGAGCAAGATTCAAGAACAGCCCTATTCCACAAAGCCCCAGAGGCTTCATCAAGGATTTCGGCATAGAGTTCTTGACGACCAAGACGTGTACCTTCGTACTGATTCTTGACTGTTTCGATATAGGTAGCAGCTAGGTTAGCTGAGTTATCAAAAGTAGAGCCACTGGTAACAACAGTTTTTGGATTTTTGGTAATATCACGGACCAATTTAGTTGGTCTTGGTGTGGTTGTGACAACTACTTGAGGTTTCTTACCCAAACGGAGGGTGAAACTCAGCATATCCCAAGTATCCCTATCGCGGTTCCACGCCGCCAATTCGTCACACCAAGCTTTCTCGAATTGAGGGCCACGAAGACGTTCTGGTTCTTCCGCACTAAAGGCTTGTGCCTGTGCCCCATTAGCCCAAGTTAGTGTGCGTTTTGTGGGGGACCATTCAGGAAGACCCAAATGTACACCTTTGTTGGTCTTATCACCTGACCAGCAAGAATTAAGAAACCCGCTTTCACCACGGATCATCGTTCTTTCTATGTCGCTGTTCGTGGCAGCGATAATAGCAATACGCTTAACACCTTGCTTTACCCACTCACGACATTGTTCAACACCACAACGTGTCTTTCCGAAACCACGACCAGCATTGATAAAATGGACATTCCAATCCCCAGCGGGGGGCATTTGATTTTCCCTAGCCCAAAAAGGCCAAGTGTACCGAAGTTCTTCAGCCTTCTTAGGGTCAAGTTG